GCATTCGGTAAGAATTCTGCTCCACGTAAACAATGGTTAATGGTATGAATGTAACAGAACTGATTGATGGACAATATAAGGATTATTCGAAGTACGTTCTGTACTCTCGGGCAATTCCACATATGATTGATGGCCTTAAACCATCCCAACGTAAAATTCTTTATACAGCATTAAAGACTGCTAATAGTAATCGTATCAAAACCGCATCGTTGAGTGGTAATACAATCTCTCAGGCGAACTATCACCATGGGGATGCGTCTTTGAATGATGCTATCACTAAGATGGTCCAACCATACGCAAATAACGTACCTTTGCTTGATGGTGAGGGTTCGTTTGGTTCAAGACTTGTTCCGGAAGCTGCCGCGCCACGATACACTTATGTTAAGATGAGTAAGAACTTTGATGCTTATTTTTCAGATACAGTGGTCGCTGATAAATCATTGGATCCAGAAGATCCAGAACCAGCGTTCTATCTTCCAATTATTCCTTGGGTGCTTGTAAATGGTATTAAGGGTATTGCTGTTGGATTCGCCACCGAAATTCAACCTCGTGATCCAAAAGAGATTGCTGAATTATGTGTAAAACATTTGAATGGTAAAGACATTCTCCAAGACCCACTTCTACCCTCATATCCAGATTTCTCTGGAGAAATATATGAAGAGAATGATAATATGTATTGTGAGGGAGCGTTCATTGTTCAATCACAAACTAAGTTAATTATCACAGAAGTTCCTATTGGATTCAATCGTGAATCTTATGTTCAGGTACTTGATAAATTGGAAGATGATGGCAAGATTGTATCATATGTGGACAGATGTGATAAGTCTGGATTCAAATTTGAACTAACTCTGAAACGTGGTAAGAAATTGACCAATAATCAGATTGTTTCTATGTTCAAGTTGAAGAAGAAATTAAATGAGAATTTGACTGTAATCAATCCCGATGGACAGTTAAGGGTGTATGACAGTCCTAATGAGATTATTCAGGATTTTTGTGATTATCGTATTACTAAATATGATGAAAGATATACTCATTTGATTTCTGTTGGTACAGAAGACCTTGGAATTCTTCAAGCGAAGATTCAGTTTATTGAAATGGTGCTTGATGGCACACTTGACTTCAACAACAAGAATCGAAAGGAAATCAAAAAAGAGTTGACACCACACTTCGAGTCTGATATAATTGATGTGTTGATAAAAATGCCTATTTACTCTCTTTGTAATGATGAGTTGACAAAATTGAAGAAAGAGGGCACAGCACTTTATAAGCAGATTCAGAAATGGAAGAAAGTGAATACTAAAAAAGAGTTTATGAAAGAACTAAGGGCTTTATAGTGGAATTTGTAGATAGTATACCAGAAGAAATGCCTGACTCAAAGAAAAAAGATGATGTTGGTCTTGAAATTGGAATGCTGAAATTTAAGAATGAAGTAACTCAACTTGAGTTAAAAAATGTTAAAATCACTGACCTCGAAGGGTTGAGAAATTTGATGTTTGATATATTAGAGGAATTTGAATGATACTTATTGATTTTAATCAGGTTATGATTAGTAACTTGATGATGAATGCAAAGACTCAAAATGATGTTTCTGAGGACTTGCTAAGACATATGGTACTAAACACGCTACGAAACTATAGAAAGCAGTTTGGTAAGACATATGGTGAACTTGTGATTTGTTCTGATAGTAGGCATTATTGGAGAAAAGATGTGTTCCCTTGGTACAAGGCTGGTAGAAAAGCTGGTCGTGAAAAGAGTGCCTTTGATTGGACAATCATCTTTGGCATCTTTGATAAGATTAGAACAGAACTAAAAGAGAACTTCCCATACAAGTATATTGAAGTGATGGGGGCCGAAGCTGATGATGTTATTGGTGTATTATGTAAGTATGAACACAAGAATGAAAAGATTCTGATTCTTTCTAGTGATAAAGACTTCATCCAACTTCATAAGTATAAGGGAGTCCAGCAGTATTCTCCAATGCAAAAGAAGTTTGTTAGACATCCGAATCCAATTGCATATGCTAAAGAGCATACAATTCGTGGCGACCGAGGCGATGGCATTCCTAATTTTCTTTCTGGTGACAAAGACCTTGTAGATGGCATTCGCCAGAAGCCGATCAGTAAGAAGAAACTTGAAGTTTGGTTGACTCAGAAACCAGAAGAGATTTGTGAAAATGCTGAAATGGGTGAACGATGGGATAGAAATGATCAACTGGTTAATTTTGAACGCATTCCGGAATTGCTTGTGGCTGATATACAAAAAGCATTTGAGAAAGATCCCAAAGGTGAGAGAAAGAAACTATATAATTATATGGTTATGAATAAATTGAATAATTTGATTGATGTGATAACTGACTTTTAATGAATGGAGAATATTTGTGGTTGAAAGAGCCACATAATTTTATTATGAATGAATTTTGTACTGTAATTGATGTGTTGAATAAACTGGAGTCAGATAACTCAAGACTCTTCAAATTAAAAGTGTTGGGAGATAATAAAGATAGTCGAATTCTCAAACGAGTGATTAAAGCTACCCTTGATCCATATACTCAATATTATATCAAAAAGATTCCTGAATATGATGAGAAGGAATTTATCAAGGATCTTGATTGGGCATTAGATATGTTAGACGATTTATCATCTAGGAAAGTGACTGGTAACGATGCCATTAAGCTCCTAAAGAGTGTTCTTGGACGTGTAACCCCTTGTAATGCAGAAGTTATTAAACGAGTTATACAGAAGGACCTGAAGTGTGGTGTATCTGTTGCTACAGTCAATAAAGTATTTGGTAAGGGATTTATTGAGAAATATCCTTGTATGTTGGCATCTTCGTATAACTCTAAAAACTTTGAGTCTATAAAATATCCTGCTCTTGTCCAGTTGAAGATGGACGGAATGAGAGCAAATATCATTATGAAAGAAAACGGTAGTGTTGAAATCAGGAGTCGAAGTGGGAAGACTGTTGATTTATTGAATCACTTCGATAAATACGTCCAAAGTATCTTCCATAAGCCTGCTACACTAGACAATCTTGATCATTATCGTGGAGCAGTGATTGATGGTGAGTTGATTGTCCTTGATGATGATGGAAAAATTCTTGACCGCAAAACTGGCAATGGAATTCTCAACAAAGCAGTTAAGGGAACAATCTCGGAAGAAGAGGCCAGTAGAGTACGAATGGTCGCCTGGGATATGATTCCTATTGATGATTTCAAGGCAGGTAAATGTACTATTCCATATTTTGATAGAGTAGATGTACTTGTCAAGCGAATGGAAGATGTGTATAATACACAAGAGGAACACTTGATTCAGGTTATTGACACTATTCCAGTTGATGATTTTGAACAGGCGCAAGTTCTATTCGAAGAGGCTCTGGATGCTGGTGAAGAGGGTATTATTGTTAAGAATGGTGATGCCCCTTGGGAAGATAAGCGTTCCAAGTTCCAAGTCAAAATGAAAGCAGAACTTGAAGTTGATTTACTTGTTCAAGCGTGGAATGAAGGTACTGGTAAATATGAGGGTAAATTAGGATCAGTAACCTGTACTACTAAAGATCATACTGTCCAAGTGAATATCGGCTCTGGATTCACTGATGAAGATAGAGAAATGAAGCCAGAAGATATCGTTGGAAAGATTATTACAGTCAAGTATAATGAGAAAATCAAAGATAAGAACAGTGTAACATCCTCGCTATTCTTGCCAATTTTTGAAGAGTTGAGACTAGATAAAACGGAGCCAGACAACATATGAGTTTGATAACAGAACAATATCCAGATATTTTTCGTGAGATTTCTTCTGGTAAATCGATTGTAAAACTACTAGATGAAGAACGAAAAAAGTCTAAGGAAGCGTATCAGCAAGGTTATCTTGCTGGAATCAAGAAAATGAAAGATGCTCTTCAAAATTATGACTGTGGTGAATGTAGTGGGTCGATTTGAAGATATACATATTGCTAAGACGAAAGAGATAAAGGAAAAACGTCTTGCGATATGTGCTGAATGTGAACACGTTCGAGACTTAATGAATCGGGGGTGGATTAATTATTGTAATGTTTGTGGTTGTATGCTCAATACGAAAGCGAGAATGCGGTCCTCAAGTTGTCCATTGGAGAAGTGGTAATGCCAACATATGTTTATAGATGTAAAGCGTGTGATTATGAGTTTGAAGAGGTTCAAAAGATAACCGAGGATTCTCTTGAAAAGTGTCCACGCTGTAGAGAATTAGAATTAAAAAGAGTAATGCAGCCCAGTGGATTTCAACTGAAAGGCTCTGGCTGGTACAATAAAGGAAAAATGTAATTATGGATTATCAATCATCTGGAGTGAGTCTACAAGACCAAGATATGTTCAACGCTAAACTAGCCGCAAAGATGCCGTGGTTAGGAGGCTATTCAGGAGCATATGATATTGGTGACGATTATCTAGTATCATCCAGCGATGGTATTGGGTCTAAAATTAAACTTTATCTTGACCATAAAGAATATGATGGAGTTAGTATCAATAATCTTGGTATTGATTTAGTTGCAATGGTTATGAATGATATTGTTTGTTGTGGTGCTGTACCATTATTTATGAATGATTATCTAGCGGTCCACGATTTAGCAGATGATGATATGCTAAATTTAGTAAATGGTATTAATGAAGGACTCTCTCAATGTGGTGCCAATGTTCCTTTGATTGGTGGTGAGACTGCTATTATGCCAGATACATATGATCTCGGGGATTTTGATGTTGCTGGATTCGGAGTTGGTGCTGTTAAGAAAGATGAATATATTGATGGTTCCGCAATCACGAACGGAAACATTATTCTTGGATTGAAGTCGTCTGGCTTCCATTCAAATGGGTATTCTTTGATTAGAAGTGTATGGGAGGAACACTCAAGTAAACCACGACCAACTGGAATTCTTAAAAAACTATTGACACCAACTAAAATTTATGTTACCTCTGTTCTAAGTGTTTTACGAAAATATAGAGAATCAGTAAATGGTATTGCTCATATCACTGGTGGCGGTCGTGATAATGTTCTAAGGCTCCTTGGTGAAGATGTCAATCTACGTCCTGTTTGGTATGGTGAATGGGATCGTCCAGAAGAGTTTAAATGGATTCAGAAGTATGGTAATATTTCTGACCAAGAAATGATTCGTGTATTCAATGATGGAATTGGTATGGTGATGGTTGTTGATGAAGATAGAGCAGAAGATATCACTACATTATTAGAATCTATTGGTGAAGAAGTAGTTGAAGTAGGAGCAATCGGATCACGAGTATGAAAAATATCTATGTAGATATTGACGGCACTATATGTACTAATACAAAGCCGTATGATGATGCTAGACCATTGATGGATAGAATCGCCGAAATAAACAAACTATATAATTTAGGACATCGTATCACATACTGGACTGGTCGTGGTGGATTCTCTGGAATTGATCATACAGAACTTACTAAAGCGCAACTCAAAGGATGGGGCGCCAAGTATCACGATTTATTGGTTGGACATAAACCATCCTTTGACCTGTATATTTGTGATAAATCTATAAACTCTGATGATTATTTCAATCCACATATTGATGATTGTGGAATGAGTCATAAGTAAAACTAATTGATTATAAAAAATTTAAGTGTAAAAACACTTGACTATATTAGAAAATTATGATATAATTGTATACATATTAACAATGAGATATTAAAGAAAATTATTGAATACTTTAATACTTCTTTGTTGTATAAAGACAACAAAATTGTTGCTTTTTTAATATTTTTTACTTATAAATAAATTAGGAGATACTAATATGAAAACTTTAATTACTACTGCTGTTGCTATGACTCTTTTCGCTGGAACTGCTTCTGCTTTCTTCGGTGGAGATGATAATCAGAATGGTTATCTTAATAATAATGCTGACGGTGCTTTCGATGGCCGTGGTCGTGGTGCTGGAAAGGGAAATGGTGACGCTGAGGGTAACTTCTCTATGACTATTAACGCATCTGGAAAGGCTCGTTCTGATTTTGAAGCTGATATGGATGGCGAATCAAATAGTCGTGTACAAGGTATCAATGATACTCAGTACAACTCTACTCCATACTACTATGGGGTAAATCCTTCGTATCCAATTGCGAAGTAATTTGTTAAACTAAGATAAGGAAATGTTATGAAAAAATCTTTAATCGCAACTGTTGTTGCTTCTACAATTCTACTTGCTGGCTGTAATGGTGATGCTCAAGCTGATGCTACTGTATTTGGTTCTGTTGAACAAGCATACCAGAAAGTTGGCGGAGTATCTGATATCGTAAATG